AAACTTGTTTGTCCTGCCGTTGCTGTAAATATTAACTCTGTGAAATAAAACGCATCCGGTTGAGTAAACCCAACCACCCGACCATAAATGTCAATGGTTAATGTTGCGGCATTAAAAGTCTTGCTATAAACACCAGCCCCAAAGTTTAGGAACCTTTCCAGCGAAACAATCATTGATCCGCTGGTGTTATTAGTAACGCTCAAAAGTCCATCAGCACTACTAACTGATGTAGAGCCAACCCTAGTAAGTTGTCCTGTCCTTGCGTCTAAATCAATGTAATTATTTCCATCTGGCAATCCAGACCAAACCGATGGATCAAATGCGGATGTATCAGTTGGAACAAATGTCCCGGTTTGATTTGATTGAGCAGCGTTTCCTATATCAAAACTAAACCGCCTTGATGTACGGTTAGCAAATAGCAAGTAATTTGTAGTGCCGAAATTGCTACTGGCTTGATACCATGTGTAAGCGCTTGCACCAGCGCCGGGTGGGTTGGCTGTGGTGTTGTTGTATAGGCCGAAATAAGCCTTGTTCCTTGGGTTGGTGCTAAACCCTACGGTGCCTGTCGCATTGTCAGCATACGCTACAGCGATATAGCGCCCCGTGAATTGGAAGGTCAATGGTCGCCATGCATAGACGCTAGACGCCGCGCTAAACGCACTACTGCCCAAGGCATTGACCATTCGAACAAAGAAGTACCAATCACCCTGCGGTATTTCGGTCAGCGTTACAACGCCCATACTTGAGCCTGGGTTGTATGGATTGCCACCAGGCAATACTGCCGTTGTACCGGCAAAGATGCGCTGTGCATCTGTCGGCGTAGCAAAGGCCGAATACCAAACTTCAGCGTATTGGCTGATGCCAGCAGATGCTGCCGTTACCGCAAGGCCAAAAGAAGGCACAGCCGCGCTTGGTTGGCTTGATGTAATCGTCGGTGGGGTAATGGTGCCAAAGCCCAAAGGAGAGCCAATGCCGCTGTTTGGTGCGGGTTTAAATTGCGTTACGTTGGCATCATCAAACACTGCCGGGTTAAATTCCATCAGCGTCAGATTGGCCGTGATTGATCCGTCTGAGCCGTATTGCTCGACCACCTGGGCAATCCTAAACAGCTTTGCCACCCAGCCGTAATTTGCATTTGTAACGGTAACAATATCGCCTGCCTCAAGCTGCAAGCCTGAGTAATTGATATTGACCTTAATCTGCAAGTCTTCACGCGCAGCCTCAAGCAAACGATTGGCAATAAACTGCGCCCTTACGCTGTTGTTTACCAGCCCTAGGTTTACCGTTTGCTTGTTGATTGGTTCATTGGGATAAAGCAAAGACGGATTGATTACTGCTAGGTTGTACAGCGCAGTATTAAAAGAATCCTGATTGTTTCCGTCCGGGAACTTGACTTCAATGATGTTATAGCTGGCCGACAAATCAATGGGGCTAATTTGGATAGCGGATACCATCCGAGAATCGTCAATTGCCATTGCCACGGTGTAGGTGGCCGATTGAACAATTACGCCCCACTTAGCGGTAATTTCGTTGTACCGAACCAAGCAATCGCAGCAAGATGCCATTGCTTGTATGTTGTCCATCACTGTCAGATCAGTGCTTAATGCGCCATCAAATTTAAACCGAGATTGATAAGACGTACTGCCTGAATAGGTTGTGTAGGCTACCGCTGTATCGCTATAGACATTTAGCGCAGCAAGGCTTGTAGCGTCAATTTGGGACGTTGTAAGAGCAGCGCCATATCGAGTAGATTGCAAGTAATCGGACAGGCAATCACCAGGCTTTGTGCGGCTATTGGTAACTTGAAATCTAGTCTGCTGAATGCCGGTCAGGTTTGCCGTTTGACTATAGGTAATTTCAACGATAGCAAATGCCACGTTGGTCATCAGTTTGGTTGCATCCCATTGATACACCAAATCCCCATTGCTCATAATCTGGATAGCCGTCTGAGCAGTGTTGACCCCAGATGATGAACCATTGCGGAACAGATAAATATTTAGCTTACCGGAAACGGTGTAGTCGGTAACGCCTGTTGATTCGTCTAGCAGGCCAATAACTTTATATTGATCTACGCCATCAAAGATGCAGCGTTTGCCGCCCCAATAGATATATCCAAAACTAATGTTGTCCGGTGTTTGTCCTGGCTCCGTATTAGTCACTTCGCATAGCGTCATGACGTAATACATCCGCTGATTGTTGGATGTGATGCTCAGGTCGGTAATGATGCCACCTAAGTAGGCAGTGCCATAAACCACCGGAACCTTGTTGTCGCCTGAAGGTGGAACTTGAACCGGATTGCCAGGGTTTAATGTTGCATCATTAGTTCCAAAACTCTTAGGCGCAAATGCTTTGCTAATAATGGCCGATGCAACCATATTGATTGCAAACGCCGCAGCAGTCATGCCAATGGTAAACGCAGCTACTGCTGTGTTTGTAAGATAAGAAACAATAATTGACCCTGGCATTACATCACCCAGAATTCTTCAAGTTTTTTAAAGCCGAAACGGTCATATTTCAAATCAGGGCTGTTGACCATTTTGCTGATAAAGCAGTTGGCAATCCTGCCAGCTTCCCGCATCTTAATCGCTTCATCTAAATATTGGCGCAAAAGCCTGTAGCCAGTTGTGCCGCCTCTGGCTTCTTCATCTACCCAATACGCAAATTCCGTCAGCATCAAATGCTTAGGCGACCAGACGGAAGGCATTACACCAGCGATTAAAACGCCCACGATGCGGCTTTCATGCTCCGCCACTATCACTACCCCTTGCCCAACCATTAGATGCGTCAGCAGCGTTTTAACGTGTTCCGAATCATCTGCATCAGCCAAGAACCCATAAGGCATATGGGAACGGTAATCCCGCAACCTGTCTAGGATTTGCTCAATATCAAATGGCGATGCGTTACGAATTAGGGGGCGCATCTTTTCCGAATTGATAATTGATTGTTTGAATGTATGGAACCCTGTTCATGCTGGTATCCGTGCTGTTGTAAAACTGCCAGCTTGAATTGTTGGTATACCGGCCTGCAATCCGATTTTGCAAGATTAGCTGAATTGCCGATGCCGATACGCTAATGGTGCCGACATACATTCTGGCTTCTTCCATCCATTGTTCGCCAATAGAAAAAGAAGTGATGATGCCGGTAAAGTATTTGTACAAGCCGCCAGAGCCACCGCTTGTAATCAATGTCCCGTTGGTGTCAAAGAATCCGTGCCATAGCTCAATGTTCGAGCCTTTGATGTTCTGACCTAGCACAAACCCAAGCATGGCCGTATCAATACCGGTTAGCGTTACGGTGGTGTCATTGGCCGTTGATTTAATGTCGCGCTGAACCTGGCCGATTGCCAGCAATGTCCCAACAGATTGGAATGGGCTTGCATCCACCGCTGAAACTGTAAGGTTTGCAGGTGCGGTGGTCATCAAGTAGGTAGCCCCTACGGTGGTGATCCGCAGGAAATCCGCAATACGAATATTGCTAGTGCCTTCAACTGGAGCAATTACATTCACAGCACCTGCTCCAAGGCTTTAAACGAACCCGACCAATTGATGAACGAATCATTGGTTATCGGTACAAGATTGTAGGTAGGATATTCGCGCAGCACTACCGGAAAGGTAACACCTGTGTATGTTGTGCCGCCCATTGCGACAGTTGTGCCAAACTCGCCAGCTACACAAGACACATTGCTTGTCAATGCAACCAACAAATTGCGATGCACTGGCACGTTTACGGTGCTACCCGAGCCGCGCTGTACATCAGCCGTAACGATGTACGAATACAAACCGACCTGCACAAAATCGCCAACCCGGAACAAGTATGCTGTTGAACTAATTGCTGGCAATGCTCCAAGCACCAGGGTTTTATTTGCGCTTGCTGTTGTCCACAAACAATTTCCGATTTGAGTGCTGGTCATATCGCCCTGATACTTAACGTAATTAAGCCAGCCGGTTTGACCAAAATTGAGATATTGCTGCAATGATTTATCAGGGATTCGCAGGCTATTTAGGGTCGTCCTGTTCTGCGAATAAAGCAAATAGTTCATTGGGCGCAATTCAAACTGAAATGGCACCACGGTCAGAATTTCCGATGTGACCAACTTTTGATTGCGGCTTAGGGTTTGACCCACAAACCGCTGATCGTTGATGCCCACGGATTCGCAGATGGACAGGATTGTTTGCAAGCTCATATCATCTGCTCACAGGTAAAGACCGCTGGGCGCTTTGATTTGCAGCCCATATAGCCTGTTTATTTTGCGCCAAAAATTGAACACCTGATTGTGTATCAATGGCGCTCATCTGCTGAATGAATGGCCCGTTATAGTTGATTGTCTGACCGCCACCCATCACACCGGCAAGTTGATGTGTCGGCACGATTGCGCCGCTGCGATTGGGCACAAACAATTCTGGGCCGCGCTCCCCAACAAGATAAGGGGAGCCACCAGAAACAGAACCGCCATCAGCTTTAGGTCTGACCCCCGCCGCTAAGTATTGGTTAAAGCTGGCAGGTAATGCCTCTGCCGCCAAGCCTGGGCCTACCACTGGGCCTGTCATCATCCCACCAATCAATCGAGAAAACAACGCTGTAGCCTGCGCCCTAAGCTGAATAGCAATCAGGTCGCTAATGATGCTTCTAGCCAAATCTTTAAATGACAGTTTGCCGGTGCGTACAAACTGCGTCAAAGCATTGGACATACTGCCGATCATTGAATCAAACGCCTGCCGCCCATAGTCAAACGCCGATGTAGCGTTTTGGGCTGATTGAATCATTGCTGTAAAAAAGCCTTCTGCAAAAGTTGCGTTTTGCATCTTCTCAGCAAGCGCCAATCGTTGTTTTGCTAGATCAAATTCAGATTCGGTCAATGCTTTAAGACGAATCAATGCCGCTTCTTTATCTTTGGCTGATAATGAATCATTATCCCTGATTTGTTTTGCGGCATCTTCATATCTAAATTGAGCCTGCAAAATTTCTTGGGCAAACTGATATTCTCTTGCTTTCATCAGCAAGCCTTTATCAGCAAGATCAAGCATAACTTTTTGCCGATCAATTGATATTGCTTCTTGCTGTTGACGCTCAACCATTGAAGCATTAGCTTTTTGATAGTCGGATGCTTGTTCAGCAAGCAAACGATTTGCTTCTGCAATTTCTTCAGCTTCTTGTTTTAAAGCCTTCTCTCTTGCTAGCCTTCTATCTTCGAGAAATTTAAGCTCTGTTTCTTGCCGTTTGGTGGTATCTTCAGAAATTAATTTATTGCCTTCTTCAATTTCTTTTTGAACAGCTAAATAGCCTTTTGCCCAATTTTCAAGAATGCGTTTTCGTTCTGCTTCGGCTGCTTTGTCTACACCTGGCGTAACATTCCTGCTAATTGGTTTTGGCCCTATATCAGCAAATGAACCGGCTTGTTGTGCAATTTCCGCCGCTGATAATTGCACTTGCCTTTCTTGACCTTCTCGCTTAAACCCGCCTCGACTAAAAGCCAAATCATATTGTTTAGCAACTTTAGCAATTTCATCGCCATTAACTTTAAGCGCTTCAGTTAATTTATCGAACCATTCAATTGCGGCTTTAATGCCAGGGCCGACTGTTGCCGCCAGAGATTCCATAGACCTACGGCTGCGCTCGGCAAGCATATCGTAAGCATCAGCCGCTGCTTTAATTCCTTCCTCATGCTCTTTTGATAGCTTTGTGGCTTTGTTTAATTCCTGATTAAAACCAACAAAATCAACTCCTTTGCCAGCTTTACCAAAAAGCTCCATGCCCTTGGCATTTCTGGTCAAAGCATCATCCATTTGTGCGATGCCAACCGCTGCTTTCCTGAACAATTCATCCATGCTCAGGGTTTTTATATCAGCTAAAGATATGCCCAAACCTTTGAGCATCTGCTGGGCTTCAAAAGACCCGCCAGCAGCTTTATCTATGTATTGTGTAAAGCTCGCTAATAGCTTTGATGCGTTACCCGCTTCGCCGCCGCTTTTTGCTAGCGCATCGCGCAATTGGATAACGGATGCAATAGCTACATCATTTGCTTTTGCTACGTCTGAAAGCTCATCGGCATATTGCAGTGCAGCAGATGCAGCCGCCACCAAAGCGGCACCGGCCACCGTGCCATACGTTTTTGCCTTAGCCGCAAACTGCTCTAGCTTTTTTGACGCGCCATCAATCCCGCGAGAAAATTCCGCGCTATCAAGACCAAGGGTAACGCCAAGCCTGCCGACAAAGTTTGTCATGATTTAAACCGATCTTGCGAGAATCCAGGGGCCATCATCATGTAAGTTTTGAGAGCATTGTTAGATGCTTCTTTTTGCTGCTCAGCAGTCAATGGCGGCACTATGTAATCATACGCCTGGCCCAAAATTCTGGATAGCTTGTAATCAGGTGCATTTGCTGGGCGCATATAGTTAAAGACCCCCGCGGTAAGCTGGCCTAAGATCGTCATAAGCCCTTGGCTACCTATGACGCCATCAGCATACATGGCCTGAATTTGTGCCATTGTCATCTCATCTAGTTGCGCCAGCGAATCATGAGTGTGCCCATTAAAGATCATGGCGCATTCAACTTGCGTCCTTAATGAGCCTATTAGTTTCCCCGCGTTTCCTTGTAACCAGGGCTAATAGCTTCCGAGATTTTTTCAATCAAAGCAATTTGAACTGTCCACGGGAATTCGGCTTCCACTTCCTCATAAGTCAAATCATCAAGCGTCATATCTGGATGCTCAGGCACCAATAACTTGATGTATTCAACTACCCTATTTTCGGTCATGGCTTTATTTTTTGCCGCCTCGCGCATAGACCGACCTTTAACCAGAATATCGTTTTCTTGATATTCAATTTCGCTATCACTGTTTTGGTCTTTGAGGATTATTAAAGGTTCAGTCAATGTTTTATAGATGCGCTCGATGTGAGATTCATCCGGGTTATTTACCTTTTGATAAATCTGGTCTGATTCCGCTACAAACGGAATCCTGACCTTAAATGTATGACCACCCAATTCAAAAGAACGGGTAAAAATGTTTGTGCGTTTGGCTTGGTATTTTTCGCCAAGGATGTTTGATAGTTTTGTCATGTTTTATCGTTTACTGCGGAATTCGTTGATTCGTCTTGCAAGGATTAAAGCTAACCTGTTTACTGTTGATTGTGCATTTGCCTCCAATGCTGGCCTAAGATAAGGTGTTGCTGGGTTTCTAGCCGATCCAAATTCTTGCGCTACTGCCCTAGCGTCTGATTCAATCCCCACAAATGCATTGGCATTTTTAAATCCTAATTTTTTCAATTTTCGCCTAGCACTTAGCAAACCCTTGCCTTCGCTCATGCGAGCAAGTTTTTTTGCTGATGCCGTTGTTACAGCGCCAATCACTGTATCAGTTTGGGTAATGTATTTGCTGCGCCTGTCTCTTGCTGTTGGCCTACGGGCTTCTACTTGCAGAGACAACGCCAAACCGCCAGTGTCTTTTGGTGCGTTTGCTATGGCCTGCATTAGCACAGGTTGCAGCGATTCCCGCACAGCAGGAATTAAGACCCGCTTAGAGCTTTCTTTCTGCCCGAAATCAGCTTCTAGTTGCCGTAATGCTTTATCCACCTCACCAACACCTTCCAGCTTGATGATTACAGCCATGCTACGCCCCAGGTTTGATGATGCGATGGAAGATCAAATTGTTTAGCTCTTTAACGTAGCTAACAACATCTTCCGGGGTCATTGTGTCGGCATGACGGGCCGCTATTTGATGGGCAAGGTTAACGCCGGTCATCCGCTGTTGGAAATAACCGAACCATTGCTTCCCGTCCTTTTCAGCCTGAGCAGCCAAAAAGGTTAGCAGGTCATCGCTGCTTTTAATATCGTGTTGAATCATATCTTTTAAGCGCCCCACCCATCAGGGCAGGGCGCATACCGTTTAGGTATTGTTGGACCAGCCGTAGCTGTTACCGCCAACCGGATGCAACGTAAAGTTAAATTTGCTTTCAGCGGCAGTGTTCAAATCCCAGGTCATGCCACCGACCCGCGCATTAAATGCATAGGCCACGGTGTTGGTGCCGTCGTACACAGCCACAACATAGGTGCGGATAACCTGGCCGCTGTAGCCATCACCGCGAATCAGCAACAGAGCAGGATCGGCAGGATTCCACGGGGCAGTAATTGCCATGCTGGTTACTTGGTTTTGGGTCGTAATCTTTGCGCCAGTACGGGCACCAGCAACAGCATACGCCGCCACCGCATCATCAGCACCAAACGGGGGGATATTTTCAACCGGGATTTGCAAGCAAGTAGAACCACTGCCGGTGCCGCCAGCAGACGTGCCAATCAGATTAGCTACTTGGGCCGTCCATGTCGACAATTGAGCATCGGTCAGGGCCACAGGGCTAACTTCATCTTGCATCCACAGGGTCGCAACATAACCGGGCAAAACTTTATTGATAAGAGCCATGATTTTTTCCTTTACAAAGGGTTGGTGAAAATTAGTGTCTTATCAGTTTGGTATATACATTGTGGCGTCAATAACCACTTGGGCTAGATTTTCTTCGTTGTTGTAGGTGTTGTAAAGCCAATTCAAATCTAACTTTGCAACAAAGAAACCGCCCGCCGTTGGATCGCCAAATGTTCCGCTATACCCATGCATAGCTTGCATAATTTGATTGGATATTGAAAATCCATCCTCAATTTTTTGTGTAAAAACTGAAATCTGGAAAACAGGAGTATCAATACCTTTATTGCTTTGTGTTTGACCCGTATAAACCGGCTGATGCACATTTCTGAGCATCCAGGTTAAAAACTTGGGCTGTGTTGCATAGTTGCGGTTAAAAGCCACATAAACCGGCACTGGCGCAACAACGCTAGTCAGTTGGTACTGAATCGTCTGTCCAAGAGATAACGGGTTTGTTTGAGCCATTACACAGCCGTTACTGGATCGTTACGCACACACAACATTTTGACGGTCATACGATCGTCGGATTCCCGGACGTTATCAATACGCCAGGAAAAGTTTTTCCAAACGATAGCGTAAAGATTTTGGTTATCCACCATCATCTTTGTATTTGGCGTGTAATTTAGGGTGAATTCCACCACATCCGAATACACCCGATACTTTTCATTAATTCGCACATGGTTTGCAACAGAATGTACTCGGGCGCGAGTTTTAAACCAATCGGTTTCTGATGTGGTCTGCTCACCAAATCCGCTTTTGCTGAAAGTCAGATTTTTTATGGTGATATTTTCAAAACGGGCAATTCCCATCACATCACCAATGGTTTGTATGGACGGAGCAATGCCGCAACGCCAAACGGAATTTCTTTTAGCTGAATGTCTGTAGTGTTGCTGCGATTGTTGTACAGATGCGTAAACAACAGCAACGCCGCTTGTTTGATTACAGGATAAGCTTGCAACGGGTTTGCTGCTGTGGTGTATTCGCAATAAACCGGGCTGGTCATTGCGTTATTCAAATCGCTGGGCAGCGTCTGCAAAACAATCTTGTTACCGCTGCCATCATAGTAATAAGTGGTGGGCGATACCGTATGCAGCACTGGCGGGATGCCTTCGCTCCAGTATTTAACTGCATTGATCGTTACGCCTGGCTGACTTGGCGTAAAGTTTTGGCTGACCTCGGGCAAATCCAAGGTTAATGGTGTGCCATACAAAGATGATGCGTTATACCAAACCCGATAAGTGGTCGGAAAGATACTTAGCCCTAGATAATCCTCGATTGCTTGCCTGACCGCCACTTCTAGGCTTGTTAGGTAGCTATCTTGGCTTTCATCTTCGTAGAGGTTGATTTGCTGCGTTATTTCATCCAGCGTCAGCCAAGATGTAACGGTGTCCCGCGAAATCTGCTCAACTTTTTCATAGTTAAACGGATTGCGGGTCGGTGCCCCGTAATTTAAATAACCAACTTGCTCAACAGGCATTTTTTGCCCCTAGTTAGGCTGCGCTCATACGGACACCGGCAAACGGGTCGCGTACGGACGATACCATACGCTTCTCAGCATACATCGTAATAAAGCCAGGGGCTGTTTGCTCAAAGGCTTTGATGGTCATTTGCTCGGTGTCGCCAATGGTTAGGAACCTGGGCCAGTTACCCAGATAAACCGGGAATGCGCTAGTCAAATAGGGATTAGCAATAACCGGAAATCCAAACACATTACCAACAGACGCGCCATCTTTGTCTCCAATCTCAAGGAACAAAGGCAAGCCTTGCTGGTCTTTAAGCTGCCGCAGGGTTTGAATCATTGTCGGGGTCATGTGCCAGGCAGTGCCTGGAAGCGCCCAATATTGCGGTGGCAACGCATTAACCGTATCCACCACTTTGTTATACGTTACAGCCACGCCACCAAGCGATACGGTTGCAATAGTGTGGATTCCATTGGTAATCGCCGTGCCGCTAGTGCCAAATGCACTTGTGGCCCCCGATGTGTACATATTCAAGCCACGCAAACCGTTCTCGCCGCCGGTGCTGGTGGTGCTGGTTCCCGATTGGTCATCATTGACCGCCATTGAAGTGGCTTCTAGCTGCGAGAATTCCAAAGCCAAATCTTCAGCAATTGCAACATCCAAATTATTCACATCCGACAACACTGCCGAACGGATTGGAAGCTGAGCAACCAACACCCGCACCGGCAATTGCCAAATGCTTGTGTTAATGTCTGGAGAGCCGCTATTAGGGGTGAAGGTGTAGCCCCAAGGGTTTGTGCTGTTTGCAGCATTACCCGTTTTAGCGACAAACTGCATATCTGATCCGATTGCAGGAACTTGCCGCGCACCCATCCTAAAAGGATTGGCATAGCGCAAGGCTGCAAACGCATCATCGAAAACAACTCGACCACCAACACCAGAACCCGAGCCGGTCAGGGCAGATGCTTCGCGCAAATCAATGGTGGCCTCGCTGCCTTCGTGAATTGCCTTTTTGATACCGTCTAGGATTTTTTCAGTGATGGTCATGATTTATCCAATTTAATTGCTTTAAAAAAGGCAGGGGGCGAACCCCCCGCCAAGGGCAACGCAATTAGGTCGCTGTGCCGGTGGAGCGATAACGCACACCAGCATTAGGATCGCGCACAGAGGTAGCCAAACGCTTTTCCCCAAAAAATGTTATAAATCCTGGGAGCGTCTGGTCATACCTACGCATAACCATGTTGAGACGATCAACAATAGTATGGAAGCGGCTCCAATCTGCAAAGTACATCGGATACAGGCTGTTGGTGCCTGCAATGCCGGTGGTGGTTTGCGATGGGGTATCCAGATACTTGTTCATCACCACATCAAAGCCAAGCATCTGACCAATGATGCCATCAGGATTCAGCGATTCCACCGAATTGAAGATGGGTCGGCCATTGGTGTCCTGCAAGCCACGGATTGCCTGTGCCAGCACGGGATTAACCATGAACTTGGCATTGGGTGTCCAATACTGCTGCGGCAAGGCGTAGATCAGGTTAATAACGTCTTTGTACTGGATGGCATTTGCGCCAACAGTATTAGCGTTAGAGGTAAGCTGGTCATACGTTGCCAGGCTATGCAAGCCGCTGGTAGAGCCGGTGCCGCTGTTACCAAATGCCGGCGCGGAAGTGGTACCGCCGGTATAGGTTGCATTAGCGCCAGCGTACTGATCCAGACCGCGCAAGCCATTGGTGCCGCCGTAGGGGTTAGTCAGCGATTGGGCTGCTTGATCGTTGTTCTGGATCATGGACAGCGCTTCGCTCTGCGAAAAGCTCGCCAACATGTCATCAACAACAACAGCCTCCAGGCCATCAATGTCATCCAGCGCAGCGGTACGGATCGGGAACTGGACGTTCAAATCTTGCAGAACAAGCTGCCAGATAGAGGTGTCTTCAGTCGTCGGTGCACCGTTGTTCTGAATTGCATAGCCCCACTGCTCACCAGGATTGCCGATACGCACCCGGAACTGATAGCTGGAGCCATCGGTTGCAACGGTACGCGAAACGCCGCGCATTGGGTTGATAAGACGCAGAGCCGTAAAGGTCGGGTCATAAGCAGTCCGGCCGCCCTTGCCATCACCACCGCCGGTAAGCAGCGACGCTTCTTTCATGTATGCGTCATACTGGCTTTCATCAGCAAAGATTTTCAGTTCTTTTTCAAGACGATTGCCGCCTTTGTAAAAAGCGCTAAGCTGCTCACGCACCGAACGGTTCACATCTTGGCGAACAGTTTTTGCAGGGGTGCGGATCAGTTCAGGCATCCGGATTGCCGAAACTTTGGCTTCCAGGGCTGCAACTTTTTCGGTCAGTTCAGCTTTAGCCGCTTCCACTTTGGCTTCAGCAGCCGCAGTGATTTCGCTAATTTTGGCTTCATTGCTGGCTGCAATAGCGTCCAGCTTTTCAATGATTTTGTCAGACATGATTAACCTTTCAATCGGGCATTAAGGGCTTGCATCAATTCACGTTGCATAAGCGCTTCAAGAATTGCTGCTTCTTCGGTCACATCCGCATCAGGATCGCCCTGATTCGGCGCAGATTCAAGATCGTTTTTCACAGCCTCACGCTGCTCCAAAACTTTCTTGAAGGTAGATGCGGCTGTGACCGCATCTTTTTTAGATAGCCCTGCTTCGCGCAGCGCCTTCTCCAAAACTTTAAGGTCGGCTGATCCGTCAGCCCGGAAAAACTCCAGCTTTTGCACTTCGGCTGCTGGGTTGTTGGGGTACATCACCACAGACACTTCGCGCAAACCGCCTTTGGTGATTTGGAAATAACCTTCATCCCAATATTCGCCTGAGCCAGCAGGAAATACATCTCCGTCTTCTTTAACCCACTGATATTCCTCGGCATAAGCGCCAACAGACACACCGCCAAACATGGCAGGGCTTTCGGTCATGACGTTATATAGGTCAGCCCCTTGGGTAGTGTTCATGTACAGCCTGCCGCTAGCTGTCATGCCTTCGTCGTCAAATGCAAATTCCGTCCATTCGCCGACCGGGATTTGATCCGCTGAATGATTGACAAACATGGGCAATGGCCGACCAGAGCTAGTAAATTCTTTAGCCCAATCCATAAAACCTTCGGGCTTGTAAAAGAAACGCCGACCGTCTGCGCCCTCTCGTGGCCCCCAAGTAGTGACTCGGGCTTCAATCTTGCCTGTTGGGGCTTTTCCGCTTTGCTGGGCCTCGGTTACCAGCTTTGCTTCGCACTGGATCAGCATTTGTTTGGTCATGTATTACCTCACCGATTTTTGATGTATCAATATCGTATTCTATTTTCGGTGGCCTACCGCGCCGCTTAATCGGCACATCATTTGGCTTATATGTCGCCAAGGATGCTACCACCAAACGGAAAATAATGGACACTTTTATTTCCCAATGTTCATTTTCCGGGTTTGATTACCACCCCCGCCGCCAGTATCTTGGGGGCTGCTACCTGGCAATGGATCAGCGGATTTAGCATCAGTTTTTAGGTTATCGCCGCCCTCGATTTTAGGCATACTGAGATATTCCCTAGCTTCATTGGGTGTCATGATGCCATTGGTAACGCCAGCCTGGGCAAAATTCATCTGATCTAACGGTGCGCCTTTAAGGAAATTCTTGGTGTCAAATTCCACATAAAGGTTAGGGTACCCGTTAAACAATTGCTGTTTCAGCTTTTGCTGGACGTTGACCAAAACCGGATACATGGTGGATTTGTAGAACTCATCCAGCATTGTCTGAGTATTATTAAACTTGCTTTCACCAATACCAATCATGGCATGAGGCACACCATACAAAGAGCAAATCCGCTTCATGGTTTGCGTTTTCAGGTTTGCCAAATCGGTATCTTGCAAAGTCAAAGGCTTTAGCGCCTCATACTTCATGCCTTGATCTAGCAGCATTCCTTGGCCTGGCTTGCTCTTGTCGGTTTTCTGGCTACCGACCATGCTAGACCATGCTTCTTTAAGCCTAGATGCTATTTCTTTGTATTTGCTATCTGGGATAACTTGCTCAGTAATAAACAGACCGCTGGGTTTAGCTCCATTAAGCATGACGTAATTGGCGTACAGGTCTATATCCTGATCCAAGCCCACCAATTCAGCCGCCAGAATGCCTTTGTTAAAACCGGCAGAACCTTGCCACGCTTGATCCTTAACGTGCATTACCTGATGCGCCGCCAATGGCTCATCTTTGCTAAATCCATAGCTCGGGGTACTCAGCCGATAGGATGGGTATCGAGTAGGGTTGATAGTTACAGCAATCAGTGTGCTGTCCAAGATATACATTTCTAGTGGGGTCTGGCTTGGGTTATCTTGGTCTTTTCTCCACCACAATGTAAATGCCTCGCCAAGCATTTCGTGCCACATCATGAACTGATACCAAAATTCGTATTGGCTTTGAAAGTTGTTTGGATTTTCCAGCAGCCCCAAAACTGATTTGGCTTTGGCTTTGTCCCGTGCGCCTACTTTGTCCGAGCCAATTGCATCAACATAAGTGCCATCATCGCTTTTAGCCATGATTTTGATAGGCAATTGCGAAATGGCTCTAGCTTTGACCGAAACGCATGACATAACCGTGCTATTCCTAGATAGCAGCGATGTATCTACCGGCCTGCCAGCATCTGTCGTGCTGCTAGTGGTAACGTAAAGTATTTGGGTGTTTACCGTTGGGCGTTTATTGTCGCCTTGGTAAACAATGTTATTTCCCAGCGCCGTTTGACCATACAGCGTATTAGATTCATCAGCTTTTGCTGCTTTACGCTGGAATATTTCGGGAATTCCTGGGATTTTCATGATGCGTCCTTACAAAGTGCGGAAACCAAATCCACTCATTGCCGGGTGATCTAAAGAGCAGTGCATGGCAATAATTAGGGCAATAATACCATCTACTTTTGCACTTTTATCCGCTTCATTCTTGCGAACCTTTACGTTTCCCTGCACATCCACAAATTGTTCACAGTTTCCTAGCTGCCATCCCACGAATGGATTGCCATTGTGTTTTATGGCATATTGCATGATTAGCTTTTCAACGTGTTTTGACGGATTGCTTAACACCGCCATGCTTTGACCGACCTTTTTAACCGGCAAACCAGATTCATGCAGCCTTGCCACCAGTGACGCAGCGTTATATGCGTCATAGCCAATTTCTGTTAAGTGATATTTACTGCCTTGCTGGATGATGTATTCGCTTATTTCTCGGTCATCCATCACATTGCCTTCAGTAATGTGCAAAATGCCCGATTGCCGAGCTACCCGGAAAATATCGGCGTAATGCTTGGGGATTAGGGAATACCCTTCCTCTGGCATAAAGAATTTGAATTCAGCTTCATAATCGGTTTCATCAAACCGCTTGAGCGTACAGACCGCATTAAGGTCGCGCACCGCTGCTAGGTCAAAGCCTATAAAAACCGCTTCAGGCTCTTTGCCTAAATGAATAACCGGGCTGCACTTTGGATCATCCCAATAGTTCCGATCCACCCAGGCGCTGTTTGCGCTGACGTACAGGTTTAGGGTCTTGCAAAGAAACTCGTTAAGCGCCGCTGGCTTATGTTTTGCCTCATCTGCCCTTTGTGCAATGGCTTCCTCAAAGACGCTAATGCCATGCATAGGGTTCGCTTTGCCCCAGGTTGTAGGGTCGCGCCAATCGTCGCCAGGGTCTAGGCTATACAGCAGGCCAAACCACCTAGGATTGTCTTCTGCTTCACCGGATAGCATTGCTTCCAGCATCTGCATATCCTCATAAAACTTTGTGTCCTTGGTGAAGCTGGCTGTAGTTATGTAGACGCGCAAAGGATTCTGCCGCGCTACCATGCCTGAAAACAGCACTTCAATGCTGTTGCGGTCAACAATCTGCGCCGCTTCATCAATGATGGCGCAAGACGGGTTTTTACCGTCGCCGGTCTTTTTGGTGTCTCGGCTTAGCGCCTCAAACCGGCTTTGGGAATCGCCTAGCTTTGTAATCCGATGTTTAGACGGATTGAACAGCGCAGCCACATCAGGCGGCATAGCATCTACAAAGCCAGCAGCAGCCGAAAAAACAATAGATGCCTGATCCCGGTTTGTAGCCAGGCAATAGACTTCAGCCCCGGATTCTCCGAAAGCCAGTTCATACAGGCCAATAGCGGCAATCAGGGTAGATTTACCGGCCTTCCTAGGGATATAAACGATTACATCTCGCACCATCCGCTGCTTAGGGTCTTTCTTTGACCTAAAGCCATAGATGGCGCAAATCAGGAAAACCTGGAACGGCTGCAAAACCAAAGGCTTGCCAGCATCCGGGCCTTTAGTGTGCGATAGCGTACCGGCAAATTCTAGGAAATGCTCGACATATCGAGTATGAAATTCCCATGCCCACGCTTTATCCTCAAGCTGGTTTAGGAAACGCTGACAGGCTAGCCGTACATTGCGGCAAACGGGTATTTCACCTTTTACGACACCGACAGCGTATAGGATGCCATCTTCATAGGTCATGGGCCGTTAAGCAGCTTGGAATACTTGCCGCCTTCTTGCTTTCCAGTAGCCAACCTGCTTTTTGGGGTTAGCCCTAATTCGTTCATCAAGGCAACAGCGCGAACTAGAGCCTTATCACCTATTGATACGCAAGGGTTTGCCCCTCGGCTTGCTTTTGCATTTTGAATGATTGTCAAACCTTCATCTTGAATAGTTTTCCAACATTCAATATAGATTTCAATTTGTGTCGCCAGCGCCGCCAAAACGTGTTTATCTTGGTCGCTACCAATGCCGTAGGTTTCCCATAGGAAATCACTTGTTTGCTTAATAAATTCGGATCTGTCCCATGCATCAGGGTTATCCAGCCAATCGGCCTGTGGAACCCTCAAGCGTATTTTTTCAGGCAATGGCTGCGCTTTATGCATGGCGTTTGTACCATGCACCAAATGCAGTTCAGCGGGTAGTCGGTTTGTCATCTTGCGTTTAGGGAAATCCGTTTGGGAATTCCCTAGGGATTGTTAAGCTAGCTTAATCTTAACTCAAATTGCAGCAA